ACAGGGCGTCAATCGTGCCGCTGGTGCTTACGTGGCGCTGTATCTTGTTCCTGAATTGGACGGGACAAACTACGGCGCAACCACCGACGAATGCCTGGACAACTACTTCGTCGGCTCGGCGTCGCTTGATGATGCTGCGCTCGCCGCCCGTTACCTGGTTATTGACCGCGTGCGCCTGCCGGTTGGAGATTACAAGGTAGCGCTGAAAAATGGCACCGGGCAGACCCTCGCCGCGTCGGGTAATACCGTCAAGCTCCGCGCCTACACCGTCGAAGACGCGACCTGATTCATGGCTGCGAAGCTGACCCTGCTGGAAGAGGACTGGACGCGACAGCCACCTGCAAGCACAAAGATTGATTGGAATAATCCATTTACCAAAGGCCTGATATTTGATTGGGAGGCTTCTCATGGACCAGTAAACATTGCTGGATATGAGCCGGCCTATTCAAGCAAAGGAGTCAAATCTACAACTCCATCCGGTCTATCAAATTTATTTACAGGTGACAATCCAAACAATCTGAATTGGGGACATCAATTTTCATATTCTCCAAGTTTGTGGGGCCGTTTTTCAGGCTCCATGCAATCAACAGTAGAAATACTATTCATTCCAAGAACATCTGCAACCGTACATATATTCGGTTCGTGGAATATTGAGTCTGGAAATCACTTTCTCGTACAGCAAATATCTGGTACGGATTTAGTTTGGCTGCCGGCTGAAGATAATTCTGGAAATAGAAGAAGATGGGATGCCGCTGGGGTGTTTTCCATTGGAAAAATAAATCGTGTTTTATTGGTTTGGCGTGGTGGTTCTGATAAGGAGATTTGGGTTAATGGTGTAGATAAAACATCTTTGCTAACCGCTGTTAATACCGATGCTATGTCGATTAGAACGAATCCATACGAATTAGCGGTTTGCCAGAATCAAGGCGGAACACCAAATAATGATGTAATTTATGCAAGGATTTGGAATAGGGGATTTTCAACTGCTGAAGCATCCGTATATTCAAGAAAGTCTGCTTGGCAAATATTCGAGCCTGAAGAAATCCCGCTGTTCAAACCAATTACTAGTGGAGTAGTAACGCTTGCTATCTTAGAGGCGCTACATGGACACACCGGGGATAATATAGCGTTTTCTCTTGATACTTTTCTTTCCGCACAAGACGCGTCACATGCACAATCCGCAGAGAATCTAACACTCGATGCTTCTACAGCAATAAGCCTTATTCTTTCTGAGGCATTTCATGGCTTATCGTCTGATGTAATCAGTTTCATCACTGGGTCTTATCTTCAAGTAGCAGATGCGCTACATGGACATTCCGCAGATTCGCTTACCTTAGCGACAGCATCATTCCTTGCTGTTGCCGATACGCTCCATGCTCATTCTTCTGAGAACCTGACGCTTGATACCAGCAACGCGACTCCGCTAACCCCGCAGGACTCAGCGCACGCGCATTCTGCGGATAACACGGCGCTGACGCTCGATACATGGTTGGCAATCGTCGAAGCCATTCATGCGCAATCGGCTGATAACGTTTCGATCAGTAGCGAAGAACTATTGGCCGTTGCTGATGCGCTGCATTCACTTGCAAGTGATGCACTCGTGTTGTCGCTTCCAAGTGCGCCTGGGACATGCCCTACAGCAGCAGAGATTGCAGCCGCCGTTCTCGCCGCCGCGCAGATCACGCCGATTTATGCGGACATTCGCAAGGTCAATAACCTTACGGTAGATGGAACCGGAACAGACGGAGATCCTTGGGGGCCAGTGTGAGCGCATGGGGTAACTCATGGCTGAAAGCATGGGGTAACTCATGGGGTCAAGTCGGAGAGGTAGAAGAACCTAGACATACAGGCGGTCACGGAAAGAAGAAACTCCGCTGGATCGAGCGCGATGGCAAAATTCTTATATTCAAAACTCAAGAAGAAGTCGAGTTATTCATTGAAATTGAGAATAGGAATACCGAAGAACCATTAACTGAAACTGAACCAGTTAATATAATCAAACCAGTCGAAGTAATAGATAAAACCGAGATCAAACAACTTTCAAAAGCGTATGGCTATCAGAGAAAGTTGTATCATGCTGACCAAGTAGGAAACATTGAGCGCGTCATTGCTATTTACAAAGAATTGCAACGGCGAGAAGAAGACGACATTGAGTTAATACTGATTGGGGCATAATGACCGAACATGAAGAAATGATTCGAGGCGAAGAAGCCGAACGAGTTTTATCTAATCCGATATTCACCGAGTCGATAGACAAGGTTCGTAGCGGTATTATCTCAAGCATGGAACAGTCTGCTCTTGGTGATGAATCTACGCATAATCGTCTGGTTATTGCGCTTCAGTTATTGAACAAGATTGAAAAGAATATCAAGGAAGTTGCAGAAACCGGAAAAATGATTAAAATGCAGATTGATAAGCCTGGTTTCTTATCGAGATTCAAATAGTTTCAACCCTGGAGTAATACATAATGGAAGCAATCGACCAATCCGCACCGGAAGTCGAATCAAATGACCGAATGCTTAAATTCCTTGGCGGTGATGAGGAAGAAGAACATGAAGTCGAAGAACCGGACGAGGAAGTAGAATCCGAATCCGAAGAAGTCGCGGCAGAAGAACCCGAAGTTGAGTTGATTGACCTCGTTGTAAATGGCGAACAAGTCAAGAAGACTAAATCCGAAGTTTCTGAACTGGCGCAAAAGGGTCTTGACTATACCCAGAAAACCCAACAACTCGCAGAACAACGCCGTCAGGCTCAGGCAGAGATCAATGCCAAGGCCGAGGAGTTCAAGATGCGGGAAGCGGTCATCGAACATCTAGCCGAAGCCAAGAGCCTAGAAACTCAGCTAAAGCAATATCAGGGTGTCGATTGGAACGCGTTGGTCGATTCTGACCCTATCCAAGCCATGAAGCTGGATCGTCAGTATCGGGAACTACAAAGCGCATATTCGCAGAAGGTTAATGATATTCAGGCCGCACAGCAGAATATCTCGGCTCAACAACAGCACTTCACTCAGGAACTTCTCCAGCGTGAGAAGCAATCCATGATTGAGGCTATCCCTGATTGGAAAGACGCCGAGAAATCCAAGACTGAGCGTGCGGAAATCAAAGCCTCGCTGCAAAAGGCTGGATTTACGCCGGAAGAGATTGAAAACCTCTCCGATCATCGTTCCGTAGTGATTGCCCGTAAAGCGATGCTCTACGATCAGATGATGAGTAAAAAGCCGGAAGTACAAAAGCGCGTTTCTGAGGCTCCGAAGCCGGTTAAACCTGGCACGACTCAGCAACGTAACCAGAAGGGTGATGCGTATAACAAAATCCGCGATCAGCTCAAGAAAACTGGCCGCGCCGAATACGCTCAATCCGCTATCGAACGATTGCTCTAAAGGATATCAATCATGGCTGTTTCCGCTACTAACACCTATGTCGGCGCAGGTCTTGCCGAAGACTTCGAAGACATTATCAACAACGTTTCGCCGTCCGACACTCCGCTTTACTCTATGGCGAAGAAGGTCAAGGCTACCGCCAAGTATCACCAGTGGCAAACTGACTCTCTCGCCGCTGCCGCTGCCAACAAACAGTTGGAAGGTGACGACGCGACTTTCGCTACCGCTGCCGCTACCACGGTGCTCGGTAACTACTGCCAGATTGCCCGCAAAACGGTGCAAATCTCCGGTACGTATGATGCGGTCAAGAAGTATGGCCGCAAGTCAGAACTCGCTTATCAACTGACCAAGCGCGGCAAAGAACTCCGTCGGGACATTGAATACGCGCTGGTTCGTAATCAGGCATCCGATGACGGTTCGGTCGGCACTGCCCGCGCTTCGGCTGGTTTTGAATCCTGGATCAAGGGCAACAACATCAAGTCGAATGCTGCTCAAACGACTCCGGGCTTCTCCTCCGGTATCGTTGCTGCGCCGACTGATGGAACGGCTACCACGTTCCTCGAATCCGACCTGAAGCTGGCTCTTGCGGCGGCCTGGACTGATGGCGGCGACCCGTCCGTTATCATGATGAGCGTTACCAACAAGGCACGTTTCGATGCGTTCGCCGGTATCGCTACCAAGTACAACGAAGTCAAGTCCTCAACTCAGGCCGATATCATCGCGGCGGCTGATGTGTATGTCAGTTCGTTCGGCAACCACAAGGTTGTTCTGAATCGCTACATGCGCGATAACGCCGTCCTGTGTATCGACCCTGACTACGTTTCGGTTGCTACGCTCCGCCCGATCATGCAAGAGCCTCTTGCGAAGACCGGCGATAGCGAAAAGCGGCAATTGCTTGCAGAATTCTGCCTGGTGGTCAATAACTTGGATGCTCATTCTAAGATTTCTGGCATCGGGTCGTAGTATTAGATAACTCTAATGCTTGAAACAAAAGGGGAATCTTCGGGTTCCCTTTTTTATTATCTCTGCAAAGAGAATATAATGTTGTCAATTCATTATTGGATTAAATCATGCGCCGACTGCTAGACCAAAACGGAGATACCACTACCTATTTCGACATGGACGAATCCAATGGAAACATTCATGTCACAACGGAACAGGACTTAACCGGCTTCCTGGAGCGCATGAAGAAGATGCGGATTAACTCCGCTGATAACTGGCGCAAAGGCGTCCGTGAAGATTGGCTCCACTATGCCTCAATCCCTTCTGTGGTTATTATGGAACTACGGAACAAGGGAATTGATATCTTCAATCCTGAAGACGAAAAGAAAATGCTGCGAGAGATCAACAGGAATTTTCCATACCTTAAAACTGTGGATCACAAACGCCATGAGTGAAATTTGGAAACCAGTTGTTTGCAATGATAACTATGCGGTGTCTTCTTTTGGTCGAGTTATGCGCGTAATTGGCGGAAGAGGAGCAAGGCTAGGATGCAAACTTAAGCCAAACGTAAAGAAGATTGGCTATCCAATGGTCACTCTGACAAAGGATGGAATTCAAGTGCAACATTATGTTCATAGACTTATGGCTGAAGCTTTCTTTGGTTCAACTATTGGAATGGACGTAAACCACAAAGACGGCAACAAAGAAAACAACTCAATAGAAAATCTTGAATGGTGTACTAGAAAATACAACATTCAACATGCGTTTTCTGTATTGAACAAGCAGGTAAAAATTAAGGCTTCTGAGTTGGCTGATGTGTTTTCATACTCAGCGCAAGGAGTTAAAGGAAAAGACATAGCTCTATTCTTCGGTGTTACTCCGCAAGCAATTTGTAGAATACTTAAAGGATATCGGAGACCTTTGGTATGAGTGATAAACAGTTACTCGTCAAAGAACTTCTCGAAAGTGAGCGCATTGAAGAAGCGTTGCCGTTCATTATCGAGATGATCGAGGAAGACCCTAACGACGCTGTTGCGCTGAATTTCCGTGGTTACGCTCATCTGATTCTTGAAGACGAGGGGACCGCTTACCAGTTTTTCAAACGCTCTGTTGATCTGTCGCCTAATTGCGGCAATTTGACCAATCTCGGTAAGTGTCTCAACGAGATGGGGAAACACGAAGCGGCTTTGCAGTTGTTTATGCAGGCCGCTGAGTTGAGCCCTTCCTATGCGATGACCTACGCTAATGCCTCTGCTACGTTGGTTCAAATGTCCCAATGGGATGATGCCAAGGCAATGTGCGACATGGCCCTGGAGTGCGATCCTAACAACATCCACGCGATTACAAACCTGTCTCATGCTCAATTGGCTAAAGGTAATTGGGTTGATGGGTTCCGTAACTTCGAACTAGGTCTAGGCGGGAAATTCCGTAGGGAATGGATGTATGACGACAAAGGCCGGTGGTCAGGTGAAAAAGGAACGGTGGTTATCTATGGCGAACAGGGTCTAGGCGATGAGATTTTCTACGCTCAAGCGATCAATGATGCAGTGGATAGAGCAAAGGTTATTGTGGATTGCGATCCTAAGTTGGGAAGCCTCTTTAGACGTTCGTTTCCGAATGCGGAGGTTCATGGAACGCGGCGCGAAGAATCCCCTGATTGGTTCTGTAAAACTCCTATTGACTACCGTTGCGCGATTGGTTCTCTATTCCATCTATTTCGCGCTGATGATAACGACTTTGCTCGTAATCCTTGGCTTGTGGCTTGTCCTGAGCGTCGGCGTATGTGGCGAGCTTTGTTTGACTCATATCAAAAGCCGGTTATCGGCATCTGCCTGAAGTCAGGAACGAAGAAGAACAACGCGGCTGGACGAGAGATTGATATTGGCGAGTTCTATCCGCTAATGAGTACCGTAGATGCGGTGTATGTCTCTCTTGAATATAAAGGTGATGATCCTGAAGAATTGAAGTCATTCCCGTTTGCTACTCGTTCTAATGACTACGACGATACGGCGGCGATGATTAGCGAACTTGATGCGGTTGTGGGGATTTGTACAACGGCAACGCATTGTGCTGATGCTCTTGGAGTTCCTACGTGGAGTCTCGTACCTAAGAAACACAATTGGCGGTTTGCCGGTTCGGTTCCGCTTATGGCTAATCAGCATTTCGTCATGCAAGGCGAACGAAGCTGGAAAGACGTAATTGCTCAAGTCGCAAAAGAGGTGAAACATGGGCTTGCTTGATACCATCCTATCCACGATTGACGCTAAGAAGCGATCAGCAAAACGCGGCATCATGGATATGCTCGATAACCCGCAACAGTGGGCTGATATGCAGGCCAATCGTATTCAGGAAGACCGCTACGGCGGCGCTGAGAACGCTAAAGCGATGAAGCAATACCTGAGTAAGCAACCATACGATCAAAAGGCACTGACAGCCGCAAATGATGCTTTGCGTAACGCGGCTATCAATGAGTCATTGGGTGCGGTTACAGCATGGCATGGCTCCCCGCACAAGTTCGATAAGTTCGATATGTCGAAGATTGGTACGGGAGAAGGCGCACAGGCTTATGGGCATGGGTTGTATTTGGCTGAGAGTCCAGAAGTTGCTAAGAATTATAGAAATGTTCTGTCTGATACGCTTGAGGTAAAAGGTGACGCTCTCCCAATAGAAAAAAGAGCCGCACAGATGGCGCTGACTTTTGGGGATAACACAGCAGACGGAGCAATTAAGTGGTTGAGTAAATTTGAAGGGAAAGGTGCAAATCACACTGCTCCGGCATTAACCCCTGAGATTATTCAGTCAGTCAAAGCAAAATTCTCTGATGGGTCATTTTCACATGGTGGCGCACTCTACAAAACCGACATACCCGACGAAGCAGTCGCCAGATTCCTAGACTGGGATAAGCCACTGAGTCAGCAAGCACCGGAAGTGCAGGATATTCTGTATGCAAAGGGAATGGATAAGATTAAACCTGGGGCAAGGCTTACTATGAGTGGTGACGCTTATTCCCCTGTTGGCGAACCTACAGGTGCAGACATATATAATCGGCTAAGTGAAATATATGGCTCGGTTGGCGGCAATGGTTCTGCAAAATCAACAGAAGCGTTTGGTAAGTTAGGCATCCCCGGCATCCGCTACCTAGACGGCGGATCACGCTCAGCCGGTCAAGGCTCGTCCAACTTCGTATCTTTCGATCCTGAAATGATCCGCATCCTAGAACGTAACGGACAACCTACCGGACTCCAGCCTTGGGCTAAAGGTGAGTGGAAAGGTCTGCTAGACGAACCTGCGCCAAAACTCACAGAGTTCGAGCAAGCGCAAAAAAGTTTCAATGATTTATCTTCACAAGTTGAGTCTGCGAAATCGGCATTTTCTAGCGATAGATCAAGAGCCAATTTGAACGAATACAACAGATTGTTGCAGGCTAGAGATGACGCACAATCAATGATGCAGCAATGGCAACCAAAGTCGGCTGAAATTCCAGTTGATTACAAAGGTCAGCATTCTGCGCCTATGAAAGATAGTGGGGCGCCTCTTAATGACATAACAAAAGGAGGGTATTACCCTGACGATGTTTATGGAATGAATGGTCTGCAATACTACGGCACTGGTAACGATAATCTTGACCGCGCCGCATATTCTGTCATTAGAGGCGCAAAAGGAAATCCAACTGCTCAAGTAAAAATGTATAGGGCTGTTCCTAATGACGCGCCAAATGTAATCAATAATGGCGATTGGGTTACAACTGTTCGCCAATATGCAAAAGAGCATGGTGATAGCGCATTGAATGGTGATTACCGCATAGTTTCAAAAACCGTTCCTGCAAAAAAGCTATTTACTAATGGCGACTCATGGCTTGAGTTCGGATACGACGAAAGCGGAAAGATTGATCCTAGATTGCTAGGTGCTATGGGAACCGGCGGATTGCTCGGACTTTGTGGTTACTCATTGATGAATGACAAATGACCCTAATCACTGACTCATACCGCGCACAACTCGCACAACTTCATGCGGAACGTCCTGATTTTGGCACGTCTAGCGCGATGTATGCGCCTATCGTCAAGAAACTGATAGCAGAGTACAGGCCGAAGCAGTTTATCGACTACGGCGCCGGGAAACAGGCTTTAAGGATACACGTTGGCACTGGTTACATTCCTTACGATCCAGCGATTGAGGAAATCTCAGCACCTCCTGGTCCTGGTGACATGGTGATGACTTCGGATGTATTGGAACACCTTGAGCCGGAATGTCTCGATTCAGTGATGGACGATCTGCAACGGGTTACGCGAAAGATTGGTTTCCACGTTGTCCATACTGGTGCTGCACTGCACCATCTTCCTGACGGCAGGAATGCTCACATTATCCAAAAACCTCCAGAGTGGTGGTTGCCTAAGTTTATCGAACGATTCGACATCATCCGATTTGATAGAATGTCGCTAGGATTCATGATCCTTGTGGCCAAGAAAGGAAGTATCTAATGGCTGACTATACATCGCTACAGACTGATGTAGCCGATTGGGCAATGCGTGATGATCTTGGGTCAGTCATTCCGTCCTTTATCGCAAGGGCTGAGGAAGAAATCTTCAAAGCGCACAATACCCCTTTGAGAGTTCGTGAGATGGAAACCGAAGTTACTTTGACGGTTACTTCACTCGCTGCTCAACTTCCTGCTGACTTTCTCGAAGCGCGTTATATCAAACTGGATAACGATACGCGAGACACGATCTACTACTTCCCACCGGAGAAGTGGAAGCCGTCTAGTTCAGGTTACTTCACTATCGTAGGGACTGAAGTACGGTTGCCTACCGGAACGAGCAATAATCTCAAGATGGTCTATTACGCCAAACCTGATCCACTGGCGACGACTAGCACGAACACGATCCTGACGAACTACTACACCGCCTATCTTGAAGGTGCGTTGAAGTTCGCATTCTCATACATGCGAGACTTTCCAAAGGTTCAGATTGCACAGAATGCACTGGATAACTTTCTGAACAACGCTAACCAGAAGAACAAGTCTATCCATATCGGTTCCATGATGGTGGTGGCAGAATGATACCGTTTTCCGGATTCGCGCCTGACCTTCCTCCAGAAACGCCTGGAATCTTCACGGACTGCACGAATATCATTCCGTCTAACGGGATGTTCATTTCCGCACCTTCTGAGGTTGATGCTGGACTAGGCGCGATTACCAGTGCTTGTCTAGGGTTTGCGGTAACTAAGAAACTTGATAACACGGTACGGGTGTTTTGTGGAGACTCTTCAAAACTCTATGAACGGTCATCTTCTACATGGGCTGACAAGTCAAAGGCTCTCGGTTATACGCTAGGCGTTGATGAGCGTTGGAGATTTGCCCAATTCGGAAACATTTCACTCGCTACTGCAAAGACGGCAACGGTTCAATACATTGATGCTGGTTCTACGTTTGCCGATGCCGGAACAGCACCAAAAGCCTCGATCATTGAAACGATCAACAACCAAGTATTCCTGATGAACATTAACGGGATGGGATTTGGTGATGACGTAACCCGTTGGGCGTGTTCTGCAATCGGAAGTTATACCGACTGGACTCCTGCGGTATCGACTCAGTGCGCTTCTGGTCAGCTATTGGATAGTCCTGGCCCGATCACGGCAGGAAAGAAGTTGGGCGACATTATCGTTGCCTACAAAGAATCCGCCATGTATGTCGGTCAATATGTAGGCGCGCCGTTGATCTGGGATTTCCGTCGCGTTCCTGGTGACATTGGTGCGCCATGCCAAGAGGCAGTAGTTTCTACAGGCACGGCACATTTCTTTGTCGGGCCTGATGACTTCTATATGTTTGACGGTTCTCGCCCAACTGCGCTTAATTCTCCGGTTAGAAACTGGTTTTTCTCTAACATTAATAAAGCGTTTCTGTATAAAACATGCGGAACATTTGACAGGGTAAATCAACGTGCCTACTGGTGGTTTGTATCAAGTGGATCAGGTGGGGCACTTGATAAATGTATCGTCTATAACGTCAAAACAAATCAATGGGGAAAGATTCACAAAACCATTGAATATGTAGCCGAATACATAACCGCTGGAATTACATACGAAGGTTTGGGAACAGCATATTCAACCTATGATGATCTTCCTACCTATATAAGTTATGACTCGCCATTCTGGAATTCTGGTGGATCGGTTGTTTCTTATTTCGGAACAGACCATAAGACTTATCAACTTAGTGGAGTCTCTGGAACGTCAAGTATTGTCACTGGACATTATGGAGATAACATTAACTATTCGACACTGAGAAAAATACGCCCACGGTTTATAGTTACTCCGGCCACTTCTAATTGCGATTATTCATATTCAAATACTGATGCCTCTACGTTTTCAAATAAACGGACGGCCAGTTACTTTGAGAATTGGTACAATCTATTATGGTCTGCAAGGTGGCACAAGATGGAATTCACCTATACAGGAAACATGGCAATTAGCGGATTTGATCTTTCAATAACCGTCGATGGTGACGAGTAATTAGCAAAGTAAATTTCGAGCAATGAGCAAAGTAAATTCCGACCCTAGATTGCCAACTGTAAATGACGAAAAGATTCGTCCATTAACTCAGCGTCTATATGAGTTATTCAGACAATATGCCATTGCCCACAATAAATCCTATATGTGGGATACAGAGGGAACAGCGGCTCCGACTACTGGAACGTGGGCTATCTCTCAAATGTGCAAAAATACTGCACCATCAGAAACAGGAACAGCAAGCAGTAAATATGTCGTTGTCGGATGGATTTGCACGGTAAGTGGAACTCCTGGAACGTGGCTTGATATGCGAACATTGACAGGAAACTAATGAAACTCCAAATAGTTAATCCGTCTTATGTGTGCCAGATATGGCCGAAGATAGAAACAATGTTATCCAGAGCGATGGATAAGAGTCAAAACGAATTCAACATTCACAACTTGAAGCTATATCTTACTGAAGGCAGGAATACTTTAATCGTTGCAGAAAATGATAGCGGAACGATTATAGGAGCATGTGCGGTTCAGTTTGAAAAGTTTCCAAACGATAATATCTGTTTTATTAATGCGATTGGTGGCAGAATGATTGCAAGGATGGATTTGTTTGAAATGTTATGTGATTGGGCAAGGTCACAAGGATGCACAAAGATACGTGGCGCAACTTCTGAAGCTGTAGGTAGATTATGGCGGCAGAAGTTTAATCTAACTGAAGTCTACAGAATCATGGAGAAACCATTATGAGCAGCGGCGGATCAGCACCTCCTGCAAATACTACCCAAACGACCACTAAAGAGGTTCCGCTTTGGGCGCAAGGTTCAGCACAAAACCTCTTGGCACGTGGCGAGGCATTGAGCAATCAGCCTTACCAGACCTATACCGGACAACGAATTGCCGGAATGACTCCGCAGCAAACGACCGGACTAAACATGGTTCAGAATCGTGCGCTCAGTGGATCACCTGAAGAACTTGCGGCACGAACCAACTTTACCGATACGATGAGTGGCAAGTATCTCGGTCAAGGTGCTGCCTATAACCAGTATGCCGACATGAATAACCCGTACCTTCAAGGGATGGTTAATCAGTCAATGAACGA